AGACACCACGATTTACTATGACGACGGCACCACCTACACGCTTCTAAATGGCGAAGAGGTTTTCGTCTCATACAACGATATGTTTACCAAGCAGGAGTATCTGGATAACGGGCAGATACTCTTTTCCCCGCGCTACCCAAATCGCAAAAGAGACTACGTTGAGACGTCTGATCCCTCGGATGGACTAACGCCTGGAGGCCCAGAATGGTGCGCTGTTTATGAACCATTTCAGGATGGATACACCTTTTCCGATGCTATTTGGTCTAAGAACTGCAATGGCGGCTAAGGATGAGTGACGGGCGCGTCAAAGGGCTGTTGGAAAAGCACAACCTCCAAGGTGTCAACAAGCCTAAGCGAACGCCCAACCATGACTCAAAAAGCCACATAGTCTTAGCCAAGGACGGCTCGCAGACAAAGCTAATAAGGTTCGGCCAGCAAGGGGTTAAGGGCGCAGGAAAGAGCCCGCAGAGCGCCTCTGAGAGAGCTAGGCGGCGAAGCTTCAAAGCGCGTCATTCTAAGAACATTGCTAAGGGCAAGATGTCCGCGGCATTTTGGGCGAATCGGGTCAAATGGTGAGCAACCGAATTGAAGATTTAATGCTGTCAGCCGCCGCAGTTGTTGCTGTGATTATGGGCTTGATGGTTACCGCTGTACTAGGCGTGACATTACTTGCGACGAGGTTCTTTGTGTAATGGCTGGATTACTGAAAGGGCAGGGTCTTTATGCCAATATCGCGCGCAAAAGGCGCAGAATTGCCGCCCAGAAAGCCGCTGGCAAGACTCCGGAGAAGATGCGGAAGGCAGGCAGCAAAGGCGCTCCCACCGACAAAGATTTCAAAGACGCGGCTAAAACAGCCAAGTCATAGACTCAAACTAACAAGTGGTTAAACAAGATAGCGGCTCAAGCCAATCGCCTGAACTGCTTGACCGGCTTAAAGGGTTTGAGGGCTACCGGCAGTTTGCCTATCGGTGTTCACTCGGCCATCTCACGATCGGCTTTGGAACCATGATCGAAGAGGGTGGGCATGGGGTGCCAGAGTACATCGCAGAGTTATTGCTACGCGATTACCTCCAGACCATTGATACCCGCCTGAGAGTTCACGGTTGGTTCACCGACCTGGACGAAGCCCGTCAGCACTGCATCCTTGAGATGAGTTATCAGATGGGCGTCGAAGGGGTGCAAGGCTTCACCAAGATGATTGAGGCTTTACGGAACGATGACTATCCCCGTGCGGCAGCGGAGGCGCTAGATAGCCTTTGGGCAAAGCAAACTCCATCACGGGCTAGGGATGTGGCCCAGCGCCTAAGGGATGGGCGATCGTGAACCGATACGAACACCTGCGGCCATTTACCGAGACGCCACGACAGCGAGAGATGCTTGATGCGCTGAGGCAATGCGACACGGTAGCGGCGGCGGCTGACCAACTAGATATCGCTGAGCGAAACCTGCTTAGGGCTTTAGCCAGAATAAGGGCATCAGCCGCACGGCAGGGAATAGCGCCAGAAGCGGATATGACGCATAACACCGCCGAGGGATTTGTAGTCAAGGGCACCTCAACGCTGTACGGCGATGATGGTGACGTTAAAGCACAGTGGGTCAAGACCCAACAAAGCCAAGAAGACAAGCTGGCAAAGATTCAAGCATCCATTGTGGAGGCCATGGAGGATTACAAAGGGGTATACAAGCCTCGTAAGACCCCAGTATCTGACAATGAAGACCTTTTAGCTGTTTACGTCATGGGGGATCCCCACATCGGGGCATATGCTTGGGCGCAGGAAGCGGGAGAAGACTTCGACGTTAAAATTGCTCGTGCTGACTTACTCGCCGCCACATCGCGTCTAGTCAAGGTAGCACCCAAGACCGAACACGCTTTGATAGCGAATATGGGTGACTTCTTTCACGCTGACAACAGAAACAACACCACGACCCGCGGTACGCCGGTAGACGTTGATACCCGTTGGCCTCAAGTGCTGCAGGCTGGCTGTATGCTCATGGTTGACCTCATTACGCTGGCATTGACGAAGCACCCAAAGGTGTCGGTGGTCAACTGCATTGGCAACCACGATGACCATACGAGCGTCATGCTGAGTGCGTTCTTAGCGGCTTACTTCCACGCTGAAGAGCGGGTGACAGTACTGCCGACCACCAACAAGTTTAACTACATCGAACATGGCAAAACGCTCATAGCTTTCACGCATGGCGACACGATCAAGCTTAATGCGCTGTCAGAGATTATGGCAACGGATCAGCCCCAACGATGGGCCGACAGTGAGCATCGATATTGGTATACGGGCCACATCCATCACACCACTCGGCAAGAGCTAAGGGGGTGCGTTGTGGAAAGCTTCAGGACTCTAGCGGCCCGTGATGCGTGGCACACCAACAGCGGCTACCGCAGTGGTAGGGATATGTACTGCATCGTTCACGACAAGGCATACGGTGAGGTAGAGCGCCATCGGTGTGATATCCGAAGGGCCAGAGACGAGTAATGGGCGATCTTGTCGGTATCGAAGGCGGCAAGAAATCTCCAGATGTCATTGAGCTAGAGCTAACGATCGTTGAATGCGGCAATTGTGATGGTGCCTTGTTCAGTTGGAAGGCTGACGAGAACAACAGCAAGCTACACATCATGAGTTGCGCCGTTTGCGGCTACCTATTCCCGATTATTGAGTCATCAGAATCAGATGTATTCGGCGAACTCTTTAATGACGAATGAAGAACTTGGGTGCTGGTATTGCCACGGCAGCTTGGAATCCCTTGCGGACGCTGAAGTAGAGACCAGCCAAGAGTTTGTGAAAGCGGTGTATGCCTGCAACGAATGCGGGGCACGGTACTTGGCTTGCTACGAACCGAGCTCACCGGCTGACCAATGAGGTACGGAAGTGTTTGTAGCGGCATTGAGGCCGCGAGTATGGCGTGGCATGGGCTGGGATGGGAACCTGCATTCTTCTCGGAAATAGACTCCTTCCCCCGCTCAGTACTGGCACATCACTACCCAGACGTGCCGTTGCACGACGACTTTACAACCATCAAACAAGGTGAGTATGGAGCAATCGACCTTCTTGTCGGAGGAACCCCCTGTCAGTCCTTCAGCATTGCTGGACTCAGAGGCGGCATGGATGATGACCGTGGCAACCTGGCACTCGAATTCATTAAGCTTGCTCAACGAGAGCGGCCACAGTGGGTGGTCTGGGAAAACGTCCCCGGCGTCTTGTCATCTAATGGAGGACGGGACTTTGGAAGCTTCCTCGGGGCGCTGGCAGAAATCGGGTATGGGTTCGCCTACAGGGTTTGTGACGCTCAATATTGGGGAGTGGCCCAGCGACGCCGACGTGTGTTCGTTGTCGGATACCTTGGAGATTGGAGACGTGCCGCCGCGGTTCTTTTTGAGCGCGAAAGCCTGTCAGGGAATCCTGCGCCGAGCCGAGAGGAGGGGGAAAAAGTTGCCCCCACTTCTGGAGACCGCCTTGCGGTCAGTAGCGGACACGGATGGTGGCGAGAAGCGGGAGGCGTAGCCCAAACATTGAGGGCGCAAGATTCGATAACTAAAGCGGACACTCTGTATGTGCCGCGCCCCCACACTGAAGTCTACGAGTGCCATGGACAAGACAGCCGAGTAAAAGCGTTAGGCGAAACCTGCAGCACTGTTACGGCAAAGTACGGGACAGGCGGCGGTAATGTGCCAATCGTGACGGCCCGTATGCGCGGGTTTGGTGACTACGAATCTGATGGAACGGCCAGCACAGTCAAGGCTCGCGACTATAAAGACGCTACTGATCTGGTTGCTTACGGCTTCCAATCAACCGCTAATGCTTGCGACATAGCGGCGGCAGGGGCTGATGTCAGCCCAACGCTAAGATCCGCTGATCCTATGGCTGTCGCATTTCACGAAAACCAAAGGTCAGAATGCCGAGAGATGAGTGTCACCAATTCCTTATCCGGAGGCGGCGGCAAAGCTGGGCAAGGTTATCAGGCGATTCGTCAGGGTCTAACTGTTAGGCGGCTGACACCAACAGAGTGCGAGAGGCTTCAGGGATTCCCTGATGACTTTACGCAGATACCGTACCGCAATAAGCCGACAGAGAAATGTCCAGACGGCCCAAGGTATAAGGCGCTGGGCAACTCAATGGCTGTGCCGGTGATGAAGTGGATCGGCGAACGCATAGCCGCTGCTGAGAGGATCATTAGCTAATGGCAGTAGGTACATTGCTAGGAAGGATCTTTGGCTCTGAGAAGGCTATAGGAGCGGCTGTAGAGGGCATATCCAACAGCCTGGACGCTCTGGTGTACACCGACGAGGAAAAGGCTGGGGACGCCGCTATTGAGCGTCAGAAGGCAAGGTCAATGGTCATTGAGTGGATGCGTTCCACCAGTGGCCAATCATTAGCGCGCAGGCTTATAGCTTGCTCAATTACGTTTATCTGGTTGCTTCAATATGTATTCGGCTGGGTGATGGTCACAGCGGCGGTATTCAGCGAGCCAGAGATTGCCGCCAGAATGAAAGAAGCCAGTGAAATCACCAAGGAACACGGAGATAGCATGACAGGAGCCGTAATGTTGATATTGAGTTTTTACTTTGCCGCGCCACACTTAGACAAGGTAGTGGGGCCAGCAATGGAGCGCTTTGCTAACGGGGGCAGTAAAAAGTGAAATTTTCTGTAGACCCCTCAATTAGCTGGGGCGACATAGTAATGACCGCCGGACTAGTGTTTTCTGGGGTGATTGCATTTACGGCAGTCTCTGAAGGGGTTGCTCTGAATGCAGTAGCTATCAATGTTGTGGAGCGCGATGTCGCATCTTTGACTGTTGAGCATCACCAGCGGTTACAGCAAGAAAGGGCAGATCGCGAGACTATGCGACAAGAGATGCGCGAGGATCTGAAGGCGATCAGCAACAAGCTAGACAGACTGATAGAAGGAGGTCTTCGTGAGTAACTACAACACCGCATACGGGGGTGCCACTCCATACGCAATGTCAGCACCACAAGCGCCCGCGGGTGCGGCCCAAGGCGCAGCAATGGCCGGCCAGCAAGCGTTACCGGCGGCTTTGACCCAAAAGGCACAGCAGACAATGAAGGTGCCTTCGACTCCAGTGAGAGGACTGCTCAAGCGCGCCACTCCGAAAATGCCAGCAATGCAAGGACGCCCCAACATGCCAGCAGGCTTGGGCGCGGATTTGGGATATGTCTAACGATTACGATGATGATGATCGCTACGATGACGATAGCGAATATGACGTGTCAGAGCCTCCCAAAAGGGGCAGGGGCCGTCCGAAGGGCAGTTTTAATAAATCGTCCAAAGCACAGATCGAGCGCGTAACCGCAAACGGTGGGCCATCCCCACTTGAATACCTCGCCTCGATCTACCAAAACGACGGGGAAGATATACGACATCGTATCGACGCCGCGAAAGCCGCCGCGCCTTATGTACACGCTCGTTTAGCGTCTACTGAAATCAAGGCGTCAGTGAAGGAGATATCACAAGAGGAATGGCTAGCGAACTTGAGCTAACCCGGCTGAAACTAAAAGATGATTTCGAGTTTTATGCTCGCAACGTCTTAACAGTCCGGTCAAAGTCAGGTGAGATCAAAAACCTACTGCTGAACAAAGCCCAGCGTTACATTAACGATTGTATTGAGGAGCAGAAACGCCAGACCGGACAGGTCAGGGCGATCATCCTCAAGGGGCGTCAGCAGGGCGTATCAACATACGTCGAAGGCCGGTATTACTGGAAGACAACGCATAGAAATGGCGTGAGGGCTTTCATACTGACCCATGAGGCTGACTCAACCTCTGCGCTGTTTGAGATGGTGGAAAGATATCACCAGGGCGCACCAGACTTTATGAAGCCGTCTACCGGCGCTAGCAACCAGAAAGAACTTAGCTTTGACAAGCTGGACTCCGGTTACAAGGTAGGGACAGCCGGCAACAAAAGTGTTGGTCGTGGAACAACGATCCAGTACTTCCACGGCTCCGAGGTAGCGTATTGGCCTAATGCCGCAGAACACGCCAAGGGCATATTGCAGGCTGTACCAGACGAGCAAGACACAGAAATCATTTTAGAGTCCACAGCCAATGGAGTGGGTAACTACTTCTATCAGCAGTGGCAGCAGGCAGAAGCTGGGCTAAGCCCATTCCAAGCCATATTTGTGCCATGGTATTGGCAAGATGAATACCGCAAGCCCGCTGAGGGGTTCTCGACAACAGAAGAAGAGGACGCGCTGATAGCGTTGTATGGCCTCGATCTCGGGCAATTGGCGTTTAGGCGATCCAAAGTTGCAGAGCTATCTGCCGATGGCATAGATGGTATTTTTGCTTTTCGGCAAGAGTACCCGATGACAGCGCAAGAAGCCTTCCAAGTGACGGGCGGCGATAGCCTGATAGCGCCAGAGCTAGTGGTTCAGGCAAGGAAGCACAAAGAGCTAGCAGTAGGGCCGCTGGTAATTGGCGTTGACCCAGCTAGGTTTGGTGATGACCGCACGGCGATTGTCAGGCGCAAAGGCCGATCGGCTTATTACTTAGAAACATTTGAGAACAAGTCCACGATGGAAGTCGCAGGGATTGTTCACACAATGATCCGTAACGAAAACCCAGATCAAGTTGCCATTGATGTTGGTGGCTTAGGTGCTGGCGTTGTGGATCGCTTGATGGAACTAGGGCATGAAGATGTTGTTGCCTCAATTAACTTTGGTAGCGCTGCCCTTGACCCGCAGAAGTTTATAAACCGCCGAGCAGAAATGTGGTGGTTGATGCGAGATTGGCTAGATGGTGACGCGCCAGTAATGATTCCCGACAGGGATGATTTGCATACCGATTTATGCGCCCCGCAGTACAAGTACGACTCAAACTCTAGGCGCAAACTGGAAAGCAAAGACGACATAAAGAAGCGTGGTTATCGATCTACGGATTGCGCGGATGCACTGGCGCTGACCTTTGCCGAGCCGCTAACACGCTATGAACTCGAAATAGTTGAGCGGCCTACGGTGGTAGACAAGGTTGCCGGGTACTAAGGAATCTAAATGCAAGAAGAGATGGACGATTACAGCGACGAAGCCATGAATCCGCAGAATGCGGAAGAGCATGAGCTAGAAGTTGCTGAGCGCCTGCACGTTTTTGCTTCCCGGCTGAATCGTCTAGCGTCTGAGCAAGTAGCTAAGCGCAATCAGGTAGAACAGCGTTGGCTAGATGATATCCGTCAGTACCATGGCGAATATGCCTCTGACGAAGCCGTGAAGCTCGCTAGAGCGAAAGGATCGGAAATCTTTGTCAACATCACACGGAACAAGACAAACGCCGCAGAAGCGCGTCTACAAGACATGCTGTTCCCGACTGATGACAGAAACTTTGGCATCTACGCCACGCCGGTTCCAGAGCTAGACTTTATAAGCCAGCAAGAGCCGGAGAACGAAGAAGACGCCAGCACGGTTGAGATGGCGCGCCGCATGAACAGTGAAGCCAATGATTCGGCTATGGCAATGCAGGATGTGATCGATGACCAGTTGCTTGAGTCGAGATACCACATCAAAGCCCGAGACATTATCCACGATGCGTGTCAGCTAGGAACTGCGGTGCTAAAAGGCCCAGTAATTATTGGCCGGACAAAAAAGCGCTGGGATGTTATGCCTGACGGTATGTCCGTGATGCAAGTTGTAGAGGCTCTTGAGCCAACGGTAGAGCGCATTGACCCTTGGGATTTCTACCCAGATATGTCGGCCAAGACGATCAACGAAGCAGAGTTTGTCTTTGAGCGACGCAGATTATCCAAGAAGCAGTTGCGCGACATGGCGCAATTGCCGGGCGTACTGGTTAGCCAGTTGCGCGAGATCGTCAAGCAAGGCGCAAAGAGCAGCCACATTGCGAAAGACTTTACCGATGACATCCGCAACATTACTGGGATTAATACGGTAGGCGAAGGGAATAAATACGAGGTATGGGAATACCACGGGCCGATCTCTAAGTCAGAGCTTATTGATGCAATGAGAATGTCTGATGATGGCGAAAGCTACGAAGATGAAGAGATCGATGAGTTAGACGATGAGGTAGAGGCCACCGTTTTCTTCTCTGGTGATCGCGTGATTAAGGTTGCGCTGAACCCGATGGATTCAGATGAGAGGCCATTCGCAGTCTTTAACTGGGAGAAAGACGAGTCATCTATCTTTGGCTTTGGTGTGCCATGCCTGATGCGTAGCGCTCAGAAGGTCATAAACGCTTCGTGGCGCATGATGATGGACAACGCGGGACTATCAGTAGCCGACCAGTTAGTCATCAACAAAGAGCTCCTATACCCCGCTGACGGGTCTTGGGATATGACGCCTAAAAAGATTTGGTATCTCAGAGACAAGACGAGATCCGTGCAAGAGGCATTTGCTTCGTTTGCAACGCCTAGCCACCAGACCGAACTGGCAAATATCTTCAGCATGGCGCGACAGCTTGCTGACGAAGAGACCAACCTGCCATTGATCGCGCAGGGTGAGATGGGGCAGCACACCACCAAGACTAGCTCTGGTATGGCGATGCTGATGAACAGCTCCAATATCGTACTGCGTAAGGCGGTAAAGAACTGGGACGATGACATTACCCGGCCACTTATCACTCGCTTCTACGATTGGAACATGCAGTTTAGCGATCGCCCTGACGTTAAGGGTGACTTCAGCATTGAGGCTAGAGGATCAGGGGCATTGCTGGTTCGCGAGAAGCAACAAGAGAACCTGATGATTTACTCCAACCTGTCAATGGCGGTGCCAGAGTTTGCCAAGCGCAGAGACTGGGCAGAGCTAGACAGAGAGATTGCCAAGTCGCTTGAACTGCCATACGACCAAATTACCCTCGACGACCAAGAGATCGCCGAGATGGAAGAAGAGCAGAAGGCAATGCAAGAGCAGATGATGCAAATGCAGGCCGGCGGTGGCGCTGACCAGATGAAGGCTGAGCTCGCGCAAGTAGAGTTACAGTTAGAGTCTCAGAGGCTACAGCTAGATGCTCAGAAGGCGAAAGCCGGCATAGAGCAAGATCAGGCTGAGATGATGATGAAAAGCCAAGTCGAAGAAGCCAAGCTAATGCTTGAGAGCAGAAAGCTAGAGCTACAGGAACGCATCCAGCTAGCCCAGCTAAAGAACAAGTACCAAATGAGCAATGACCAGCTACAAACCAAAATAGCCATTGACTCAGAAAAGATCAGGACAGATCGAGACAAAGCAGCGGCCACTACTAACGTGCGCTTAACTGACGCTCAATTGCGGTCACGCAACATATCAAATGGATTTGACAGCTTCGGATGATTGACCCTCATTCGGCAACCTGGAAGGCGGTTGAAGAGTTTATTGCAGAAGAGCGAAAAGACTGCATCGATTTTTTAATTGCCGATCGCAACTCAGATCGTCAGCGCGGTGCGTTGGCGTTACTTGAGAAACTGGAAGGCTTAGTAGACAGCCAACCAGACATTAACTAACCACCACTAACCAAAGAGCTTCGGCTCTTTTTTTATGGCCGCTTGTAAAAGCCGCTAGGGATTTTTATGTCTGAAGAAAATGCAGAGCAAACATTCGAGGATGCTTTTGACGAGCTAGCGGGTGATGCGACGCCTGAAGCCGCGTTTGAAGTTGAAGCGACATTAGACGAATCAGGAGAAGCCGATGTACAGCTACGGGAAGGGCAAAAAGAAGAAGAAGTCGAAGCCGAAGGGCAAGTAGACCAATCAACCGAAGACGACCCGGAACCACAGGGTGCCTCTGAAATTGACGCTTTGCGTCAAGAGCTTCAAAGAGAAAGACACAAGTACAACTCCGATCTAGGTAGACAGAACGCCTTTCAGCGACAGCTAAAAGAACGTGATGAAGAGATCGCGAGGCTTAAATCATCGCAGGCCGCTAACCCCGGCATTAGTGATGATCGATGGAAGACTGTTAAAGAGGATTATCCCGACATTGCTGAAGGGATGACCGCTTTAGTAGAGCAAACCAAGCAGGCCCACGCACAAGAGGTTGCCGCGTTAAAGCAACAGCTTGAGCCAATACAGGGTCAGTTGCACGAAAACTATGTGCAACAGCAATATTCAATGCTTGCCGCAGAACATCCCGACTGGGAAGTGATTGCCGCTTCGCCGGAATTTAACCATTGGATTTCGACACAGCCGCATAACGTCAGGCAGATGATGGAAAGCGAGCAAGCAGGGGACGCGGCATATTTGTTGCGCGTCTGGAAGAACGAGAACGCTCCGGCAATTCAGCCGGATAACTCGGAACTGAAGCAGCGTCGAGAGAAGCAGCTTCGTCAAGCACAGAACGTCCCGTCAAGGGGAGGTCGGTCTCAACAAATCACGCCGCCAGAAAGCGATTTCGACGCCGCGTTTGACTATTTTGTAGAACAGGACGAAAGACGGTAACCATCGGGACAAACCCGCACCTACACCAAAGCAAGTGACGTAGGACAGCTAGCGCCGCGTAAGCCGCGTTGTCGTTGTACTTCCTCATTGAGCGAGGTGATCGGTCGAATTGAACTTTTAATTTGCCTATCAGTGACCCCAATCAGGAGAAATCAACATGGCAACTACTACTTACTCAAACCTTAGCCAGCGCACCAATGCGTATGCGGCCAAGGAAATGCTCGCACACGCAGAGCCTATTGCGTGTCTTTCTAAGTTTGGTATGACCAAGCCTATGCCCAAGAACAAGGCGAACAACGTAAAGTTTCGTCGCCCTGTGCCTTTGGCTGTAGCCACTACACCTTTGACAGAAGGCTCACCGCCGACTGCTAAGGCGCTTGGCTACGAAGATGTATCAGTCACCTTGCATCAATACGGTGACGTTGTAGAAATCACAGACGTTGTAAACGATCTGGCTGAAGATCCAGTGCTGAAAGATGCCGCTATGATGTGTGGCGAGCAGGCTATGGAGACAATCGAAACCCTTATGTGGGGTGTTCTCCAGGGTGGAACCAACGTGTTCTACGCTAACGGCTCTGCGCGTAACGCAGTCAATACCGTCATCACGTTGAACAAGCAGCGAGCTATCACTCGACAGCTCAAAGGCAATCGCGGCAAGAAAGTGACTTCTATGCTTTCTTCTTCGGTGAAGTTCAACACTGAGGCAGTAGCGCCTGCATTCATTGCTTTCGCTCACACTGACCTTGAGTCGGATATCCGTGGTTTGGCTGGCTTCACGCCTACCGAGCAGTACGGTTCTATGAAGGCGCTGCCTTACGAGATCGGCAAGGTCGAGGACGTTCGTTACATCCTCACCCCCGTTCTTACTTCAATCGCTGATGCTGGTGGCGCTAAAGGCTCTCACGTTTCAACAGGCGGTACATCTGCTGATGTCTACCCTGTCGTGTATTGCGCTAAAGACGCTTACGGCCACGTTGCTCTGAAGGGTGCAGAGGCTATGTCTCCCACCATCATCAACCCCGGTCAACTCGACAAGTCTGACCCTCTGGGTCAGAAGGGCATGGTTGGATGGAAGACTTACCACAAGGCTTTCATTGCTAACCAATCTTGGTTGTGCCGATTAGAAGTGGCAGCGACAGACCTGTAAGCAGCAAGTAGCAAAACCTATAGGGGGCTTCGGCCCCCTTTTTATTTTTAGCCGCCTACGGGCCGCAGGAGAACAGTATGTCTGAAGTCAATCTATACAACCTAAGTCTCGAGGAGCTTAAAGAGCAAGCCAGAATCCTGGGCATTGTCATTAAGGGCAACCCCAGCGCTGACACGCTTAGAGAGCGCATCCGCAAGGCAGTCGTCGTTGAACCTGCCGCTGATGCGAAGTCAGAGGTTGAAGAGCCAGATCGCAGAAGCGGGTGGCCCACGATTGTTATTTCTGAAGATGAGAATGACCAACAGCCGGTATTTGTTGGCGTCAACGGTAAGAATTATTGGATTCGCCGGGGAGAGCCAGTCGCTGTACCGCCAGAGGTGGTCAACGCTTTGACTGATGCAAAGCAAGTTGTATGGAACGGCAAGGACGGGGTAAGCAAAACAATCCCGAGTTACCCATTTCGCATAGAGAGCTAGTATGAACTTTTTGGATCTTTGCCAGCGATTAGTGCAAGAGACAGGCATTGCCGACGATGGCCCTGCTACTGTCACCGGCCAGACTGGTGACATGGCAAGACTCGTCAATTGGATTAATGATGCATGGCTAAAGATCCAATCTATTCGAGGTGACTGGAATTGGGCTTGGAGTGCGGGATCCTCGACTCTTAGTGCAGCCAGTTACACAATAACGCTACCGTCTACGGTAGAGACAATTAAGCGAGTATCGGTAGGGCAAGGGTTCTTGCGGTCGGAGGATTACAACAATTTCGCCGATGAGTATCGGGTAATTCAAGACGGCAATCCCTCTGTTTGGTCTATACGGCCTGACGGAGTATTGGTATTCAACGCCAAGCCTACCGAAAACCTTACGGTGACATACGAGTCATACGCTGTGCCATCTAAGCTGGTGGCAACGACTGACGCGCCATCGTTACCCGACCGATACCACATGCTTATAGTTTACGAAGCGTTGCGCTGTTACGCCCAGTTTGACGAAGCACCGGAACTAGAAAAGCGCGCATTCCTATATTACGAGGATATGCTGGCTGACTTAGAAAGAGATCAGCTTGCCCGTATAAACGCACCAGAGTCTCTGGCGTGAGCTTAGAGCTCGAATACTTCCCGGCGGTAGGTGGCCTCAACCAAGAGGCTCCGCCACTGTCACTGAGTCCAGGTGAGCTTGTAGACGTTGCTAACTACGAATGTCTGCCAAACGGTGGTTATCGACGCATTTACGGCTACGCGCTATTTGATGGTCAGTCTACTGCCACACAAGACGTACCCGGCAGTGGCCCAGTAAAAGGCATTCATATTTATCAGGGTAATGTTTACGCTATCCGTGAGGACGGCACGAACGCCCGAATGTATAAGGCGACATCCTCCGGCTGGACTGAGGTAAACAGCGCTAAAACGTGGTCGCTCAACGGCACATTTAGATTTGCAAACTAAAACTTCCAAGGGCAAGACGCTCAAGAGCGGATGTTCATTGTAAACGGCGTTGATCAAGCGACAGAGTTTAACGTCACAA